TATTTTATCTTTGATTCTATTTTTTTGTGTACAAGTATTCATGCATTAAAATATAAACTTCATTATGAGAATTTTTGGTTTTGATATTAAATGGAAAATAGAAATGTAAAGAAATAACAAAAAATGCTCTAAAATACTATAAATAAAGGGGATAGGGAGAAAAAAGCCCAAAAAATTGCTAAATCCTATGTATAATTATGTATAGTTTTGGTATAGTTTTTTTGCTAAAAAACACCCTTGAAAATAATACTAAGTATCATTTAAAACCCTGTTTTTAGGGGATTTTAGGAAAAATAGAGAAAAGAATACATCTAAAACCATCGGTTTATTTTCTTTACTTTTAAAAAGCATATTTTACCTTACCCTTTTTCTTACCCTTTTTTTTGATGAAAAAAAATATTTTAGCCCCTGCAAAGATGATTAAGCATTTTTGTGGGGGCTGGTTTTATTTTTTGGTTTTTGCAAAAATCTTTTTATATAATTTTTCAATACTGGTTCTGCTTAACTCAGTCATAGAACTAAAAGATTTTTTCAGTCCTAAAACTTCATTTGCAAAAATATAAAACTCCTCCTTTGTCATTCCTAATTGTCTATACTTTGTACAGATAGCTGTGTATTTCTTTTTTCTCCAAGTTTCTTCATCTTCTTGTTTTAATTTGGGCATAGCTTTGATTGCAAATTCTTTTTGTAACCATTTCATTGCTTCATCAAATTTTTCTTTTGGAAGTAATGAATATTTTAATATATCAAATTTCTTATAAAGTTTTTTATATACGCTTCCGTATGCTTTTTGATTTGTTATTTTCTCATCTAATGCAAGAGCAGAGCCGATTTCTATTACTTTCTCCCTGAGTTTCAAAGCTTGTGCAGATGTAATGTATCTATCTTCATCATGGATTACCTCTACTTTTCGTATTATTTTCTCTGTTTTAATAATATCTCCATTATTTACTCCTATTTGTAAATTATTGTTTCCGTTGATGTTTTGCTCTATATTGTCCATAGTTTTATTTTGCTAAAATGTTTAATAGCTTATTTATTTGGGCGTCTTTTTCTGAAAGCATTTTTTTATAATCTTCCAGTTGGTTTTTACAGTCTTCCAGTTCTTTTTGTAGTTGTTTTATAGTATCATTTCCAGTATTGGAATTGATGGTATTATTACCTTTTATACTTCCTTTTCCTATGGAAGTATTATTATCTCCTGTTGTAGTTTGTATAATATTATCTCCATTTTTAAGCATTTCCCCCTTTCCAGTTATAAGCCATAAAGGATTTAAGTCTAAACAATTTTCTAATATTTTAGTTAATATTCCTTCTCCTAAATCTGCATTTCTCTTCAATTGAGTTGCTATATATCCATTAGACAAATCATTGTTTTGCTCAAAAGCCCTATTTGTAAGACCTTTATAATCAATATATTGTTTGATTCTACCTATTGCTTTCATGAGAAATATAGAAAAAAGTTTAAAATTTATTTGTTTTATTTAGACAATTGTTTATATTTTTGCAAAATAAAATAAACAATTAAATGTATTTCAGTTATGACAAAAGTAGAAAATTTATCTGAATTATTTCAGATATGCGAAAGAAAGAAAATCAAGGGGGATGTACTTATTTTATCCAAGGTATTGGATTGCTCCCAGAGTGCGGCGTTTTTCAGATACAGGAGAGGAACTCCGCAAGCTGTAAAAATGATGTATAACATTGTAACAGGTAGAGAGGAATTGGTAGAGCGATTAAGACAACAAGTGTTAGCAGAAAATGGAGAAAAAGAAATAAAACAATTCTGGAAATAAGAAAATAATGAACCTATTAGCAAATGATGTTATCGTAAGGAAAAAGGATGGTAAAGAGAGTGTTTGGCTTTCTCAACGGCTGATAATGGAAGTTTGCGGAGTTTCGGAAGAGTATTTATGGAAAGTTCGTTCAAAATATAAAGATAGTGTACGAGGAACTTATTTAAAGGCAACCTATCTGCCTAATACGGGCAAATCATGGCGCTGGGCAAAGGTAAATAACGGCTTTTATTATTGTATAGATAATATTCCAGACCGAGCCCCTACGCACTACCGCTCACTTTTTGGAGATAAAGAAACCCTCAAAAAAGAGTGGAAAACCCAAACGACTACTACCAATATCAAAAACTTAGAGAACGACTTTAATACTTACATAAATGAGCATTATAAGGAGTATTTGAGTTATTACAACGGTACGGAAGAGGTCAAACGCCAATCATTAGCAAAGGCATGCAGTGCAGTGGCTTTTATGATGGAAAGAAAAAATACTTATCCAGGAACAAAAAGCAAGTTGTATAATGATTTAAGCATTATACTTCAAAAAAATAAACTTCCTTATCTTCCCTGTAATCCTTTGAGATTAAAGGAGAAAGTAAATATTTTGGAACAAACAGACCACTGTATTACGGATATTATATATCAGCCAAGAAAAGGAATGCAGAACAGTTTACAGTATACAGACCCTGTTTTATTCGCTTGGACACTGTATTTAAGAGCCAGCGGGGCGAACTTTTCTAACATGTATATTATTCGGGAAGTATGGAAAGCATACGAAAGAACGGGAAGAAAAAAACCGTCTATCCGCTGGTTCGGAGAAACTATTTTTGAAAAACCTTTGACCAACTTTTTAACTGCTGAAAAACGCTTTGGAAGTAGTAAAAAGAGTAATATTTACCGTTCCTATATTCCTTTTGAAGATGCTTTATATGCGGGGGACTGCTGGCAGATAGACGCAACGAGAATAAACATGATAGCCCACGAAACAAAAGATAACGAGGGAAATAAGATACAAAAGCATCTAATGGCTGTTGTTGTTCGGGATGTAATGAGCGGGGATATATTGGGGTATAATCTCACTTATTCAGAGAATAAAACCAGCTTTGCAAAGGCTCTACAAATGGCAGTGAAACAAGCGGGGTATTTACCTTATGAGATTGTAACAGATAAATTTCCTGGACACAATACCCCTGAGAATAAGATTTTAATAGAGCGTTTGGAGTCTTTGGGGGTAAAGATAAGATTTACACATTTAGCAACGGATAAGGCAAGTGTAGAGCGTTGGTTCGGGACTTTTCAAAATGTAGTCTTAATGGGTTCAAAATACTATTATGGCGAGGGAATAACCTCTACAAGAGACAACGCCCACCGAAGCCCTGAATATTTGGAAAAGCTCAAAAAGGAGAGTAAAAAAGCAGGTTTTGACCTTATTCAAGCTGTTGAAGAGTGCGAGGGACTTATAGAGAGATGGAGAGATTTAAAATATTCTGAATACAGCCGTAAACATCAGAATTTCCATAAGATACCAAAGGAACTGCACCAAGAGAGTGAAAAACCAAACACCATAGAAGTGAGTAAACTACAAACTTCAATGCTGTTTGATAGAAAAATAGAGACTACTATACGCAACAGCGGACAGTTTCATATTGAAGTAATGGGGGTAAAATTCCATTATATGATAAGTGAAAAAGACTATAATATTATTTCAAATTATCAAGGTCAAAGAGTAGTAGTTTCGTATGATATGGAGGATTTGAGCGAGGTGCATTTATGGAGAAAGCAGGATAATTTTTTAATATCTCTTTGCAGTGTATCAGAGTTTAAAAAGATAGTAAAATACGGTCCAAATGCAGAATTAGGAAGAATATCCGAAGCAAAAGCAAGACAAAGAAGAATAAAAGAAATGCAGGAAGCAGATTTTAACAGGATAATTTCAGGAGTTGGAGAGGAAGCCCTTTTAATGGGGATACACACCAAGAAAGAAGAAGCAAACGCCTTTGAGGATGAATACAATATATTTATAATTCCTCTACAAAAAGCATCGGGAGACGATATTGCAAGCTCTTCCCCCGATGAATTTAATGCAAACAAGGTTATTACCTCATTCAATATTTAATTATCCAATAAAGATTAAAGAATAATTAAACCATAATTAAGATGACAAATGTACAAAAAAATGAGATTGTTCAAGCAATCCAAGAAGAAAAAAAGCGATTAGGTAGTTATGAACAGGTCGCTGTAAAGGTCGGAGTTTCAGGGGCAACAATTTCGCAGATGATTAACCAGAAATGGGACAAAATAAAGCCCGCAATGTGGCAGAAAGTAGCTCACAAATTACAGATTAATGCTCAGCGCTGGAATATTGCAGAAACATTAACCTTTAAGCATATTACAGCTTATGCGGAAGCAGTGAAAAACAGACAAATGTTTATCCTTATCAGCTGTAAAGCAGGAAGCGGAAAAACAGCGACTTTGAAAGCTTTTTCAGAACGGAACAAAGAACAGAGTGTATTTTATATCCAAGCCCGAGAATGGGGTAAAAGAGACTTTCTTACAGAGCTTTGCCGTATTTTAGGAGTAGATACAGGCAAAGGACACATAAGTATAGATAATTTGGGAATGAAAGTAATTTCATTCTTTGCAAAAAGGGAAGATAAAAAGCCTCTTTTGATTGTAGATGAAGCAGACAAACTCAAACCATCTGCATTACGCTGGTTTATTACCTTATTTAACGAATTAGAGGATGAGATAGGGGTAATTATAGCAGGAACGGAGAACCTCGAAAAAACAATAAAAAAAGGGGTAAAATACAGCAAACTCGGATTTGATGAAATAGATAGTCGATTTGGGAGAAAGTTTGTAAATGATATAGTCGGAGCAAGGCTGGTAGATGTAGAGATGATTTGCGAAGCCAATGGAATAACTGACAAGGATTTAATAAAGAAAATATTTGAAGAACTCAGCCCAAAAGAAGTAACTACAGCAGGGGGAACAGCAAGATTTATAGATGATTTACGAAGACTTAAAAGAATTATACAAAGAGAATTATTAACCCAAGAAATACAATAAAGATGAAAACTAATATACAAAAACAAGATAGCAAATTTCAAAATGCTATGGTCTGCAATATAGGTTTAAAAAGCAATACAGAAACGCAAATGATAGTTTTTTTTAACTTAAAAGAAATCAATTTTGAAGAATTAAACAGGGGTATAAAAGAAGCTTTGAAAAGATGCCCCAATGTGCAAAAGTTTAAAAATTCTATCATAAATAAAGATTTTAGAGAAATAATATCATTCCAGGAAGTAACTAATTTATAAATATAAAAAATGAGTAAAGTACACACATTTTTAGTCAGTGATGAGAGCGATAACTCTCACGGGTTCAAAGTCCTCACAGAGGGCATAGATATTACACAATTTGAGAAAAACCCTATAATGCTCTATATGCACGAGCGACCTACCATTATAGGAATGTGGAAGAACCTCAGAAAGGAAGACGGCAAACTTTACGCTGATGCTGTTTTTGACACAGAAAGCGAGAAAGGAGGGGAAGTAGCAAGACAAGTAGAAAAAGGCTTTTTAAGAGGAGCAAGTATTGGTATTACCTACCAAAAGGAGTATTTAAAAAATGGAGTTTTAGAAAAATGCAGGCTTTTTGAAATCTCTATTGTAGATATAGGAAGCAATCCTAATGCTCTAAAACTCTATGATGATACAGAAACAGTGGAACTCTATTTCAAGGATATTATTGCTCAAAATATCATAGCAGAAAAATTAAACTTGGATGATAGAAGCTATACAAACATTATCCAGCATGTAGAGCTTTTGAGGGAGGGATTTATAAAATTGTTAGACTGGCAAAAAGAAGTAATCGAGGACAGAGAGATAGAAACAGAGGCTTTAATAGATATTGCAGTAAAGCGCAAAGCAATACCTGAGCATTTGAGAGATTTACAAAAACAAGCCTTTGCAAACAACTATTACGAAGCTAAAAAGAACCTTATTACAGCTGTTTTTGGAACTTATCCAATAAAAACATTCAGCCCAATTAAAGAGATAGAAGATGCAAGACGAGAGGCAGCAAATAAGAGCGGAAAAAGTAAAACAGATTGGGGATTAGAAGAATATCGAAAGTTTGCACCTGATGAGCTGGAAAAAGACCCGCAACTATACCAAAGGCTCGTAGATGAAACCTATAAAAACCAAAATACACCAGGATTTAACTAAATAATAACTAAATAAATTTTATTAAAATGAGTACATTAAACAAGCAAATTTGGACAGACCAAATTCAGAAAAATTTTTATCCAGCAGTCTCTTTTTTGAGTTATGCAAAGGACTTTTCGCAGTTCGTAGATTATGATATTATCAATATGGCAGAAACGGGCTTTGACCCCAAAGTATTGATAAATAATAGAACTTATCCTATAAGTGTCTCTCAAAGAGATGATACAGCACTATCTTTTGAATTGGATTTGTTCGAGACAGAAAATACTCTCGTAAGAAACCCCGAAGCTATTGAATTATCTTATGATAAAATGGATAGTGTAATTTACGGTCACAAAATGGCGTTACAGACAAAAACAGCAACCAAAGCGGCTCACGCTTTTGCTCCCGATAATGACAGCGATTTTACGCCAGTAATTGCAACCACAGGAGACAACAACGGAGAGGGACACAAAAGGTTAAGAGTAGAGGATATTTTAAAACTTAAAAGAAAGTTTGATATACTGGATATTCCAGCCGATAGAATATTTTTAGTATTAGACCCACGCCATACAGAGGATTTAATTTTAACCGATTTAAAGAGCTTCAAGGATATTACAGACTTTGTGAATGGCCAGCCTAAACGCTTTGCAGGGTTTAATATTTTAGAGTTTACAAAAAATCCTATCTATAATGCTACTACACTACAAAAAGAGCCTTTTGGAAAGGTAAAAGCAGGCACAGATACATTTTGCTCTTTTGCTTTCTCAGCTGATGAAGTAATGAAAGCAGACGGAAGTTTTAAAATGTATGAACGAATGAATGACCCAGAACTGAGAGGAACGGTAATAGGCTTTGACAAGCGTTTCATTGCTCTACCAATCCGAAATAAAGGTATAGGAGCTATCGTTTCCGCAAAGGTTTAAAGAAAGTTTAAAACCAATTTAAAGCCCCATTAAAGTAATTTTAATGGGGCTTTACAATGAAATTAAAACCTATTAGCAATTGTGTCCTAATTCTTCTAATTCCTCATCTATTTGAGTATTAAAAATCCTATACAAAGTATCTCGGGAAATAAAAAACTTAGGATATATGTATTTTCTATGTATAACAGTTATAGGAATATCGTAGTGATAATATTTGTTAAACTCCTCCATTATACTCTTATAACGAAGTAACATGTTTTTTCTTTTACCTTTCTTATTTGCTGATAATTCCATACTTCAAAAGTAAAAAATGTATAGAATAATAACAAATAGTTGTCAGATGTAAAGAATATAAAAACCTATTTTTTTAATCTCAAAAATCCATTTTATCCGCCTTTTTTATTTACTACTATTTTTGCCGATTATATGATATTATAAATAGAAGCTTATTTATGCTCTCAAGTTTAATGAAATTAACATGTTTTTTGGGTGGGAGAGAATGATTATTAGAAATAAAAAAGAAAATATTTTTCTCTATTTCAAAAATTATTTATACCTTTGCAAACCCTTTATGGGAAAAGTATGTTTAATCATAAATGATAAATTGTGAATACATTAAGTTACAAAACAGTATCAGCAAACAAGGCTACCGCTAATAAAGAATGGGTTGTGGTAGATGCTGCTGGGCAGCCTTTGGGGCGAATGGCTTCCAAAGTTGCAAAGATTTTGAGAGGTAAGCACAAGACGAATTTCACTCCTCATGTAGATTGTGGAGATAATGTAATCGTTTTGAATGCAGGACAAGTTGCTTTATCAGGCAATAAGTGGGCAGACAAGGAGTATATCTGGCATACAGGATACCCAGGTGGACAGAAATCATTAACAGCTGAAGAATTGCAAAAGAAAGACACTCTGAGATTGATAGAGCATGCAGTAAGAGGTATGCTTCCAAAAAACAGATTGGGAAGAGCTATTCTTAAAAATCTGCATGTTTATGAAGGAAGTGAGCACAAACACGAAGCTCAACAGCCAAAAGTAATTAACCTTAACGAAATTAAATAATTATGTCTATAGTTCACAAGATAGGAAGAAGAAAAACTTCTGTAGCAAGAGTTTATGTGAAGCCAGGGACAGGGAATGTTACTGTTAATGGGAAAGATGCAAAAACTTATTTCTGCACAGATGTATTGGTTTACAAAGTAAATCAGCCGTTTTTATTGACTGAAACTGTTGGTCAGTACGATGTTACTATCAATGTAGTAGGAGGAGGAACAACAGGTCAGGCAGAAGCTATCAGACTTGGAGTATCTAGAGCATTATGTGAGATTAACGAGGAGTTTAGAGCTGTTCTAAAACCTGCAGGACTTCTTACAAGAGATGCTAGAATGGTAGAAAGAAAGAAACCAGGTCAGAAAAAAGCGAGAAAGAGATTCCAGTTCTCTAAACGTTAATATTTTGTATTCAATATTCAGTTTCATCTGTATATTGTTTCGCAAAAACTATTTTATACACAAGTATGCGAGGCGTCTCGCTTAGCAGAAAGTAAAAATTGCCCGTTTAGTTTAGCATCTAAACAGTTCTCCCATCAAAGAACATGTTGATTGCGTAACAGCGGAAAGTAAACTAACAAAAAACAAAAAAATGGCAAAAGTTCAAGTTAAAGACTTATTAGAAGCAGGAGTACATTTCGGTCACATGACTAGAAAGTGGAATCCTAATATGGCTCCATACATTTTTATGGAGAAAAATGGTATTCACATCATTGATTTACATAAAACAGCTGTGAAATTAGAGGAGGCTTGTTCTGCTCTTGAAAAAATCACTTCAGCTGGTAAAAAAGTTCTTTTTGTAGCTACTAAAAAACAAGCTAAAGAAGTAGTAGCAAAACACGCTCAAGAACTTAATATGCCTTACATCACAGAAAGATGGCCAGGTGGAATGCTTACTAACTTCGTTACTATCAGAAAAGCGGTTAAGAAAATGAACGCTATCGATAAAATGAAGAAAGATGGTACATTCGAAACTTTATCTAAAAAAGAAAGATTGCAAGTAGACAGACAAAGAGCTAATCTAGAGAAGAACTTAGGTTCTATCGCTGACATGGTTCGTCTTCCTTCTGCTATCTTCGTGGTAGATATCATGAGAGAGCACATCGCAGTTACAGAAGCTAAAAAATTAGGTATTCCTGTATTTGGTATCGTAGATACTAACTCAGATCCTAGAAAAGTAGACTTCGTAATTCCAGGAAACGATGACGCTTCTAAATCTATCGATATGATTCTTTCTATCGTTTCTGCTTCTGTAAAAGAAGGTTTGTCTCAAAAGAAATCTTCTGAAAAAGCAGCAAAAGAAGAATCTGCTGAATAATAAATTT